CAAGAAAGCGTTCTTTTAAGGGAAGATGAATCATGGGTTTGTTAGATAATATCGGTAAATTTTTAAGCGATGAAGAGAACCAGTTGAATCTGGCTTCTGGCTTTGCAGGCATGAGTGGAAATCCCAATGCTGGTAATATCCAGCGAGGCTTTCAAGACCGTCTAAGCTATTTGCGAGATGACCGTAAGCTAAGGTCTGCGAATGAGCTAGCTACAAGTAAGCTGAATCGTCAATCTAAGATGGCTATGAAGATTCTAGGTGATAAATTCCCTATGCTATCTCAGGCTTTAGAGGCTGGTCTAATCACACCTAATGATGCTTTCTTAGCCTCACAGAAGGGCTTAGACGTTAAGGTAGTTGGCAGCTCTTTAGTGGATAGTAGTGGTAAAGTTTTATATGACGCGAATGCTGGAAAAGGCAACGACACTACAGCATTCCAAACATTAAAGGCTAGGGCAGCAGCGTCAGGTCTTAAAGAAGACACTCCAGCCTACCAGCAGTTCATGCTTAATGCTGGTAAGGCTAACGGTATGTCTCTGACTATAGGTGCTGATGGATCTATACAGATGACTCAAGGTAATGCTAAACCAATAAAGCAGAACGCAACACAAGCTAATGCTCAGGGTTTTTGGGATAGAGTTAGGATAGCTAACGAGTCTCTTGAAGGTCTGGAAGATCAAGGTACTAAATTTGGAGCGAATCTTCTTTCGGCTTTACCGTTTGGTATGGGTAATATAGCTCAGACTCCAGAATTTCAGCTTTATTCACAGTCTCAAGAAGATTGGATTAATGCCGTATTGCGTGATGAGTCGGGTGCTGCTATAGGGCCAGCAGAGTTTGATAGTGCTAAGACTCAGTATTTCCCACAGGTAGGTGATGGGCCAGAAGTTATAGCCCAAAAGAAAAGAAACAGAAAAACAAAAGAGCTAGGACTGTGGACAAAATCAGGCCAAGAAACTGATTTTCCTACTGGCTATAAAATTCCATCAGCAGGAAGCGGCAGCGGTATACCGTCTGGAGTTACAGTAAAGAAGGTGGGGCCATAATGCCAACTTACCAAGTAGAAATACCAAATCAAGGCACTTTTGAAATTACCTCTGATAATGATCTAACTGATTTAGAAGTATATAATTATGCGCTAGAGCAAGTTAAATCTCAAGCGCCAGCGCAAACCGCACCATCAGCCGATTGGATGAAAAACCTAAGAGAGCGAGATTACTTAGATCAAGCTCCAATGACTGCTAGGGCATTAAAGGCAGTGCAAGGTATTCCGTTAGTAGGTGGATGGGTTCAAGATATAGCAAGCGCAGTGTCGCCAGAATTAGAGGCTAAGGTTTCTGCTGTATCAGAGGCCAAGCAATCCCAAGATCCGATTGAAAGTGCTGCACTGCAGATGGGTGGTTCAGTTGCTTCCAGTATTGCAGCAGCTCCAGTATTAGCACCAGCAGCATTTATGGGCTGGCTATCCAAGCTACCTACATTCCAAAAGATGGCAGTTTTGAGTGGCACTGGTGGTCTACTTGGTGCTGTAGAAGGTGGTGTTAGTGGCGCTGGGCGAGGCGGTGAAGGTGGCAGGTTAGAAGGTGCGGTAGAAGGTGCAGCTATTGGTGGTGCAGGTGGTCTACTTGGTGGCTTATTGCCTCCAGCAGTAATTAAGGGTTATGAGAACCTAAAATCATCATTTAGAAACTATGGCCCTGAAGAAATTGCAGCGGCATTAAATATTTCAGTTCCATCAGCTCAAGTTATAGGTAACACATTCCGTGATGCTGGTGGTGATGTTAAGGTAGCTCTTCAAAATATATTTAATGCTGGCGAAGAAGGTATGCTTGCTGATTCAGGTGTAGCGGCACAGGCTTTACTTGATGCAGCACAAGCTACAGGTGGCAGGGCCGCACAAATAGGATCAGAAGAGGTTGCAGGTAGAGTATCTAGGCAGGGCGCACAGCTTTCAGGTGTTATGGACGCTAATTTAGGCGCTTTACCCAAATCTAATGGTGTTTCTGGTGACGCGCTTGATTTAGCAGAGGGAATATCTGCCACCACTAGGCCAGCTAGAGAGAGCGCATACAAAGCGGCTTACGCACAGCCTATAGATTATAGCTCTCAGGCAGGAATGCAAGTAGAAGCTGTTTTTAATTCCTTACCACAGAGGTTTAAAGGAAAGGCGATAGAAAAAGCTAATGATAAAATGAGGCTAGATGCCTTAAAATCTGGTATGCCAGAACCTAAGCAAATAATGGCTAATATCGCTGATGATGGCAGTGTATTCTTTTCAGAAATGCCTAACCTTCAGCAGCTAGATCAAATTAAGCAAGCTATTGGCGCGGTTGCATTTAAAGATGTTGATAGCTTTGGCAGGCCAACGGCTGATGCTTTGGATGCAGTAGGTTGGTATCGTCAAATAACAGCTACTTTAAAGGGAGCATCACCAGAGTATGCAAAAGCGGTGGCAGCAGGTGGTGATAAGATTAGCCTAGATAATGCGCTGGATTTGGGTTTAGGAATGTTAAGCCCTAAGCTAACACCTAGAGATGTAGCAAGAGCATTAAAAAATGCAGATCCTACAGATAAGCAATACACTAAATTAGGTATACGAAGCGCAATTAATGATCTTATAGGAAATGCCAAAGCTACTATTGCCTCACCTGATATTGATATTAACGCACTAAGAATAGTATTTGGTCAATTATCTTCAAAGAATGCTAGATCTAAAATCGGGTTAGTGCTTGGGGTAAAGCAATCAAAGCAATTATTTAAAGATTTAGATAGGGCGCAAATGTCCTTAGCTTTAAGGGCAGCAACAGCTATTAACTCTAAAACATTTACGCGACAAGTAGCAGAAAAGCAAGTTGATGATTTAACTGATATAGGCGCTATATCTCACCTTTTAAGACTTGAACCAGCAAAGGCAACGCAGAAACTTACGCAAACCATTACAGGTGAGACTGATGCTCTAGGTGTTGCAGCAAAGCAAGAAATATTTACTGATATAGCTAAGGTATTAACCCAAATAAAGGGTAAAGAGGCTAGAACTGCATTGAAAGTAATATATAGGGCTTCAAAAGGTCAAACAGTAAGTGATTTAGAACTTAAAGCTGTTAGTGATTTACTGCTGAATAAGTCAGGATTTGCTACAATAGCCTCTGGTTCAGAGCTAGGCCAATCACAGGTTAACGAGGGATAGTAATGTCAAAGATGTCAAAAGATGAAATACAAGGCGCAATCACAGACGCTGTACAAGCAGCGATTGATTACGTTGATAGCGACATATCAAGCCAGCGTGAACGCGCACAGCGGTACTTTGACGGTGCTGTAGACCTAGAGCATGAAGATGGACGCTCTAAGGTTGTCTCTACTAAGGTACGTGACGTAGTACGTGGCGCCAAGCCTAGTCTGATGCGTGTATTTATGTCTAACGACAAGTTTGTTGAATTCACACCTAAAGGCCCAGAAGACGTAGCAAATGCCGAGCAAGCGACAGCCTACACGCACTGGGTATTTAACAAAGCCAACGGCTACACCATCCTAAGTAACGCAATACATGACGCTTTAGTTAAGAAAGTAGGCGTAGCTAAGGTTTGGTGGAACGAAGAAACCATTGCTAAGTCGTACACTTACGAGAACCTATCTGACGAAGAAGTACAGATCCTAGTTAATAAAGACGGTGTTGAGGTTGTAGAGCATAGCCAAGAAGTCGAGATTGACGTAGATGAAAGCGGTATGCAGGTTGAGCGTAACACCCATAGTATGGTCATTTCTCACAAGTACGAAGAAGGTGAAATGGTCATTGAGGGCATTCCTCCAGAAGAATTCTATATTGACGGTGCAGCTAAATCTATTGATGACGCCTATATTGTCTGCCACCGTACTGAGAAACGTGCAGGCGACTTAGTAGCAATGGGATTCGATAGGGACGTTATTGACGGTTTAGCAGGTGTTGATGACGATTCTTTAGTAGGTGACGAAGAGAAGTTATTACGTTTTGGTGACGCTGTTGACTCTGCAGAAGGTATAACTAACGATCCTTCTATGCGTACCATTGTTGTCACAGAAGCCTATATGCGTATTGACGTAGAAGGTGATGGCGTCCCTACACTTCACAAGTTCTTATGTGGTGGTACGGAATACGAAGTATTGGATATGGAGCCTTGGGATAAGGTTCCTTTTGCTGACTTCCACGTTGACCCAGAGCCACACGCATTCTTTGGACGCTCACTAGCTGAATTGGTAATGAACGACCAAGATACTACGACTAGCGTACTACGCGGAATACTAGATAACGTAGCACTCGTAAACACACCACGCCTTGAAGTTAACGAAGACATGGTTGAGATGGACGATGTTTTAAACAACGAGATTGGTGCAATTATCCGATCTGAGCAGATTGGTTCTGTTAACCCACTTACGGTTCCCTTCGTAGCTGGTTCAACACTACCTGCGCTCCAGTATCTAGATATGCTAGTCGAAGAGAAGACAGGCATCACTAAAATGAGCATGGGCCTAAACCCAGATATGCTTCAAAACACCTCAGCTACAGCCGCAGCACTGACCGCACAAGCAGGCGCTGGGCAGGTTGAAGTAATGGCTAGAAACCTCGCTGAAGGTACTAAGCGGTTATTCCAGCTAATGTTACACGTAGCGGTTAAAAACTCTCCTGACGAGCAAATGATGCGTCTGAACGGGCAGTTTGTACCAGTAGACCCAAGTGTTTGGGATATTGAGATGGATATGGAGATTAACGTAGGTTTGGGAACAGGCCAAGAAGACGTTAAAGCAGCAGCATTAATGCAAACATTCCAGACACAGCAGCAGATCTGGCAGACCTATGGCCCTACTAACGGCCTAGTAAGCATGACACAGATGCGTAATACCTTAGCAGATACGCTTGCGTTGAGTGGTATCAGGAATGCTGACCGCTATTATGCACCTATGACGCCAGAGGCTGAACAGCAACTAATGGCTCAGATGCAAGAGCAAGAAGCACAGCAGGGTGAGCAGGGTGAGCAGGGCGACCCAATGGCAGATGCGCTAATTCAGGCAGAGCAGATTAAGGCTCAAGCTAGAATGCAGAGCGATCAGATGCGTATGCAGGGTAAGATGCAGGGCGACCAAGTTAAGATGCAGGCTGAGATGCAGGTTAAATCTGCTGAAATGCAGTCTGCTCAAGGTAAAGAATTGGCTGAATTGCAGCTTAAATACCGTGAATTGCAGCAGGGCGATGACCTTAACCGCGATAAAATGAACCAAGATCTACTGATTGAAGCTGCTAAGATACTAGGACAGTATGGTAGTGCGGTAGATGTTGAGCGAGTAAGGGCCATGCAAGCAGCACCACGCATGGGTAACGTCCAATGATAAGAAAGGCACAAGCCGAGTATTTACTCAAAGATGATACTTTTACTACAGTATTTGATATAATCCGACAGGAACAAGTAAAAAAGTTCCTTAAATCTGGTAAAGCCGATACGGAAGCCAGAGAAGATGCTTATGCAATGACGCAGGCATTAAACCAGTTTGAGCATATCCTCAAGAGTGCAATAACGAATGAGGTTATGAAAGACAAACGCAACAAATAGGATAGCACCGTGGAAACGACTAACCAAAGCGTTGAGAGCGCAGTTGAAGCGTTAATGGCTCCAGTGGAGTCAGAGACAGCCGAAGTAGAAACTACCGAAACCGAAGTGGCAGAGGTTGAAGAAGCGGAGGTTGAACAAGAAGCCGATGTTGATGATTCAGATGATGCAGAATATGCAGAAGATGATGAAGACGATGGCGAAGAAGAATATGAGTCGGAAGAAGAAATTGCCGATCAAGCAGAGCCTAGTACTTACTCTATCAAAGTTGATGGGAAAGACGTATCAGTAACTCTAGATGATCTAAAGCGAGACTACTCAGGCCAACAATATATTCAGAAGGGCATGAAGCAAGCAGCAGAGGTGCGGAAGCAAGCGGAAGAAGCCTATAACGGCCTAAACCAACAGCGTCAGCAACTTGAGCAGCTTATGCAACAGGTTCAGCAGCAAGGTGTGATGACTCAACCTATTCCACCCACGCGAGAGCAATTGACCGATGACCCATTAGGGTACATTGAAGCAGATGCTAACTACCGTGAAGATATGGGCAGGTTCCAACACCAGCAACAGCAATTAGGACAGCAGCATCAAGCCATGCAGCAGGCGCAAGGACAGGCTAATAAGGCCCACTTGCAAGAGCAAATGACAGAACTACAAAGGGCTATTCCAGATTTTGGTGACGCAGCAAAAGCGCCTAAGATGAAGGAACGTCTATTAAAGCAAGGTATTAACGAAGGGTATAGCTCTGAGGAAATGTCTTCTATAATCGACCATAGGGCCATGAAGGTTTTGCACAAGGCCATGTTGTATGACCAAATGATGGAAGGTACTTCTACAGTAGAATCAAAGCTGAAGAAAGCACGACCATTAATGAAAGCTGGGGCCAAAAAGCAGCCTGACTCTGATAGCAAAAAGCGCGGTAAGCAAATGTCACAATTGAAAAGATCGGGCAGCGTAGCAGACGCAGCCGCATTATTGTTTAGTAGTTAAATTTAAATTATTTAGGAAGAAATTATCATGGCACAACCAGCAAACACATTTGATACATACGATTCAGTTGGTATACGTGAAGACTTGTCGAAC